TTGTAAGTCTGATAGTGTTTGTTGCACAACATCTTGTTCAAATGGATTGTAGAATTGTCTAATCCCACCTGGCGTATAGTAACCAGCTCCTTGTTGCAGCATCTGTCCGCCTTGTTGTATGTATGGGGTAAACCCACCAAGGCCACCAGCTAAAGTTCTAGCTTGCATTTCAAACGGATCTAATCCTGCTACTTGTTTAACAGGAATAGGTGTTGGTGTTTGCGCTAAACCAAAAGCAGATTCTAAAAATCCACGGCGCATAGCCTGAGCATACGGCTCTTCATAACTAGCTGTGGTAGAAGGCCCTTGATTTCTTGCTATACCTGTCAAATAATTTGGATTAACTGCCATTACCCCATCCTCTCTGCTTGTTTCATTAAACTGTAAAGATTTCTAGCTCCTAAATTTTCAGTAGCTTTTCTTGTCATTACAAACTCACCTGGTTCTAGTCTTGCTAGTGTTATGTCTCCAGGTCCCTCTCTTTTACCCGCACCATGCACGCCACCGTGTTTCATTTCGGGAGGCGGTGCGTTAGCATAAGCAACACCTGGCATTAATGCAGGTTGTATGTTGAATACTCTGTAGTCAGGCATACTGCCAAGACCTTGATCGCCATACGCTTCTTGTCCAATCGGTATCTTTTTAGCATCTTTATCTTGACCTTTTAAATAGTTTAATAAAAGCAATTGTCCCAGGGGAGAGTTAGCAAAGTCTGTAATGCCTCCAGTAATTCCTTGCATAATTCCTTGCGCTTTGCTTTTACCTTTTTTACCGCCAGCAAAACCTAGAAGAGTATCTAGTAGATTACTAGATGTGTCCGCATTTGCTATTAATTCGTCTGATGATGGCAAGAACAAATCAGGATACATATCTTTTATAGTGTCCTCATAGTCTGATGGTTCATCAAATAAACTAGAATAAACATCGCTAAAATCTACGCCAGGCGTAAAGCTGGGTGTTAGATCCGTATCGCTATCAAACAAATAACTGTAATCGTCATCGTCACCAAACAAGCTAGAAATATCAAAAGAACCTATGCCAGTAGACTTAAACTCTGGTGTAAGATCAGTCTCATCATCAAACAAATAGCTGTAATCAGTCGTATCTTCGTCTGTAAAAAGATTGTCTAAAAAACTAAAATCTACTGCCATGGTGCCCTCTATATTATATTTTTTTCTATTCGTTGTCTTGTTTGTTAGAAGCCCCAAAATAAAAAGATATGATAGCACTTGCTAAGCCACCAAGGTAGCCTAATACAAGGTTTATCAAAGCTTCTGAGTTTTGTTCTGGAGGCTGAATAGTTACCAAGAATATGTAGCCCATAAACCCACCTACAACAAATATTCCTATAATTCTTGCGGTCCAGTCTTTGCTAAAGTTCTTTCGTGCATCCTGTACTTCTGCTGTTTCTAGTGCGAATAAATCTATGTCCAGTTTTTTCATCTGCACTTCAAAGTCTGCTTCTACTTTCTTTAACTGAGCTAGTTGTTCAGGACTAGCTGTTTCCATAGCCTTTTGTATTTTCTTTGGCTCAGGATCACAGCCTAATACTTCTGAAAGCATGTTTGCAGCCATGCCACCCATAGGTCCGCCTAATGCTGTTCCTATGGTTGGTGCTACTGTGCCTACAAGATTCTTTAATATTCCTAGTTTCATTAACACTTCCACCTTCTGCGCGCTTGCCTAATTCTTGAATTAGGATCGTTTCTAGTTTTAGCAGAGCTTCTTTTCAACTGACCTAATGATCTTGCGCAATAAGATTTACGTCTTTTAGCTGCTTTGCTACCTTTTTTAACTTTACCCGTCACAGCTGTTTTTAGCTTTGATCCAGGGTTAGCTTTCCTGTAAGCGCGTACACCTTTTTTAGTCATACCAGCACCTTTGTTGGTAGGACGATAGTTACCGCCTTTACCAATGGTTCTGCGTATTGCCTTAGCTTTTTTTCGTGCCACGCCTTCTTCTCCTAGTTGTTGTTCTTTTTCTAGCTACAGGTTTTTTCTTTTTCACTATAGTTCGAACATTAGTTGGCTTACCTCCTGGATTGCCAGCTGCTCTTTTTCTTTTCACCGCGCTTCTTCTTTGCGCTGCTGTCATACTTTTAGCTTTTGCTCTTGGTACACATTTAGGGTATTTACGTTTACTGCTTTTAGCAGACTTTCTACCACATGCTTGAAATTTACCTTTTTTCTTGGGCGCACCAATGTCCACCCAATCTCCTTTAGGTCCTTTTCCAAACCACTCGGTTAGTCCGCCTTTAGGTTTAGCCACTTTTCTTCCTCGCTTTCCTAATAGATTCTTTACCTTTCTTAAATATACTTGCTACCTGTGTTTTACCCATAACTTTAGCTCTTTGTTCTCCAACAGTTAATATTTGTATTTTTCTAGCAAATGGTTTTTTAACTTTTTTAACTTTCGCGACTGTAGCTCTTGCATCTGCAGGAGTTGCAAATTTAATACTAACTGTATCTTTTGGGTTTTCATCAGTATACAACCTTCTTCCACTACCTTTAGGTTTCTTACCTGTGCCTTTCTTGGGGTCGCGTTTTTTCTTAGGCATTACCTATAACCGCCTCCACGTTTCTTGTATGTGCGCACTAACCAGCCATTTGCATATGCACTGGGGTACACCTTAAATTTTCTTTTAGCTTCTGCTTTTACTCTTGCGTACAAAGCTGGATTAGTAGGAGTGGCTCCACTTTTTTTCTTGGTGCTTTTTCTTCTCTTTGCTGGTTTTTTTCTAGGGGCCATTATTTTCTCCTCTTCTTACCTGCTCTAAGTTTTTTAAAATCAGCTCCTGTAATCTTGTTACGAGGCTTAGCTACTCTAGCTATTTTCTTTTGTTTCGGTGACAGTTTCTTTGCCATTATTTTCTCCTTTTTGCAGTTCTAGCTGCTCTTTTAAAATCACTAGCCTTAGGCGCACCTTTGGCTCCTTTCTTCCTCATTTTTCGTCCTGATGCTCTTTTCTTATGTATATTTCTATATAAACTCATTATGGTCTCCTCAGTTTCTTTTTATAGTTTGACACATTTTTTACTTTCTTTTTAGTTCTTTTAGCCATTCAACATTTTCTCTTTTAATCTTACCGCTCGGTTTCCAACCTGAGTAGCCCACTTGCTATCCATCATTTCTACAGCTGCTTTTTCCCAGTCTTGTTCTTGCACTGCAGCCAAAAACTTTTTAAATTTTCCTAGTCTAGGCAAGCCTAAGTTAAACGCCATATTAGCTAGTACACGTTGCCTAGTGTCGTCCAACTCACTCCACCAAGTCATGTTTTGATCTAGCTCTTTGCAAACTATATCTATGTCGTTGTTGAGGCATTCTAAAATTCTTTTTTCTGAAACAGGTGTGCCAACAGGTTGTCCATATTCTTCATCCGTTTCTAACACTAAATGTCCCACTCCAAAAGTAGGATAACCAAGGTGATCTAAATATATCTCGTATTTATAGCCCTCGTCTTTAATTAGTTCTTCTACTAGCTTGCTTCTATCCATTATATATTTATAGAGGTGGCTCCATTTGTTGATACTGTAAGTTTGCCCAAAGACGCAGTAGCCTCTACTCCAAACTCTCTTCGTTCGTACAGACTTATCCACTCCTTACCCGTCCAAAGCTGGAGTTCTTGAGCAGTTAGATTCCATATAATATCGCCTTGTTGAAACTGGTTGTTGTTACGTTGTGTCTCATTTACAGACAGAGTGGAGTCTATATCTACTTTATTTAGACTAAGCTCTAATACTCTGACTAGTCTGTTAAAAGTTTCAGGAGATATTTCTCCTATGGCTACAGGTAGTTTTGTTTCTAATAATTTACTCATTATCTTCTACCATTAACTTTTAAATCCATACGAGTAGCTCCTATTCTAAAACCTACCCCTAATCTAGCTCCTACAGAATTATCATCATCTGATTCTATTCTAAGAGCTGCTTGCCTTGCCCTAAGTCTTGTATCTATTTTTGTTGTGGAAGCCGTGCAAGTGTTAGTGGATTCAGTAACTAAACTATCTCCTGGAAAGTCTCTCTGCTTTAATACAAAATTAATTGTTTGGCCTGATCCTCCATTTCCCGTAAATTTTACGTCAGGTATTATTCTACTAATAGCTTGAAACTGCTCTCCGTTACCAAGCGCAAAATCACTAGACTCTATAAATACGTTGTCCATAGGAGAACCATCATCATCGTTGCCCGTTTCATGGTTATATAAAATCCCAGAAGAAGTTGCCATAGGACTATCAAAAATGCCTTCATCTATCCAAGAGGTTCTGTTAAGTTGACCAATTGTCCATAGTTTTTCTTCATAGTTGTAGACTACGTACCTATCTATTGTAGATGCGCTGCTTGAACAATAAAACCAACCTACTTCGTCGAACTCTTTATTTAAAAATCCGAAAGTTTGAAATGACTGTCCCTCGTTAAAATCACTAAACACATAGTCTTGAACAGTGCAGGGCACATCTAAAACTTGACCGTTGTAAGTATAGAAGCCTTTTTTATCCATCCAGAATATTCCTCTAGGTGAGTTTATAGGAGCATTAGGAGATATTAGTCCTACGCCTTCATTTACTAAATTAATACCAAAAGTAAAAGGCTGACCTATAAAAGTCATGGAATACAAGGACGTGTCTGTCCACACTAACGTTTCTTGTCTAGCCCTAATAGCTCCTATAATAGATGAGCCTGCAGAAAGTCTTAATGACCCTGCTGTATTCGTAGGCAAAGGTTCCCACTCAGTTATGTTTTCTTGGTCACTAAAAGCAATAAACATAGGATCAATGTTTCCTGTGCGAGA